ATTGCCGCCATTCAAAGGTATATACCTGGCTGGATTCCAACACCGCCAACTCCCTAAAAAAAGAAATTTAAATATGCCTTATCCCTATCGGGCCAATATTAAATAAATGCTCCTCCTTTAGGGGGGTGGATGCTAACAAACCAGAAACATGATAAAAATTACAAAAAAACTAAAAGACAAGTTATGGTGGCTCATTATAGCTGTTGACTATGACTACAGCCGCATAACGATTGCGGAAAATGAAATTGACGACGAAATGCTGATTTTATGGCTGGAAGACAAACAGGATTTTAAAAACTCATTAGATGATTGTTTACAAGTCGATATTTCTTTAAAGCAATTTGCGAAAGTTATAAAAATGGAAAATCTAAACAGTTACGAGGGCACGAAAATGTCCCGCGGCAGCGGAGTTAAGAATTTTATATATAAAACAAGGATTGAAATAAACGACCCGATTAACTGGTATAAAGATGATGCTACACCTACCGAGCAGCGGTGGGCACGCGAGGCTGTTTTAAAACTTTTGTTAACACAATTGGTAGAAACCGAGGCCGGGTATGCCGATATTTGGTAATCATATATGCCATTTGGCATTTTATTCATATTATATAACCAGCAAAATTATTTACAAAATATTATGAAGATTGACCATTTTAAAAGTTGGATGATATTAGCGCTGATAGCTGCTCTTATCATTTCAATGCTGATAATAATAAAACACAAAAAATCCGTTAATGAGATTAAAGAGAGAATTTATGATGATTCAGAAATTAAGGATACTGCCTTGATTTCGTATTTATCCGGTTAAGGGAGCAAAAAAAATCTCCTCAGTTTCTCGGGGAGATTTTCAAATAAAGAATAAATATCAGCAGAGATTAATTTCGTTTGAAACCGCCTTTGCCGCCGGCATTAAAACCCGGGCCCTTATCTTCAGCTATGTTAACTGTTATTCTGCGACCATAGTAGCTTGCGCCGTTCATACATCTGATTGCTTCTTTGGCTTCATTATCATTAACCATTTCAACAAAACCAAAACCCTTACTCTCTTTTGTTTCGCGGTCTTTAATAATCCTGAGTGACTTCACGGGCCCAAAATCACCAAAAACAGCGGTTAGTTCAGCCTCGTCCACTTCTAATGGGAGTCCTGCAATAAATACTTTCATCAATGTTTTAAAATTTGGGTAAAGGTAGGGAAAAACGGTCACATTCTTACCTTTAAAACTAATAACTAAAACCAAAAAGAATTCGCAGTATTCAGGAGATAAGGAAGCTAAAATGCGATAATTACAACCGGACATATAGTCCCTACTTTAACTGAAGGTCAAAACTTCCTTCAACCCTGTAAAATGGAGTGTTTGCTTTATCGTCTTTAGCTAAAAAAGTAAAAAAAGTACCTTTTGCAAGTTCATTGCCCTGGTTATAATTTCCAATGGTAACGTTTCCATAAACTTTTTGACCGGCATACCTACTAAGCGAGTATTGTACTTGAGGAGTGCTGCCATCAGGGTTTAATAAAAACTGGCTACCAGCAACATCGCTGATCATATCACTGTGCACATATCCGGATGAACTTATACCGAAACTCATAGTATGTTCTTTATTAATGGCGGTAATACCAAAATACCTTGAATTGTCATCTATATGGACATTAACAAAAGCGATAGAATCACGCTTTGCATCAAAAGTATAGGTCGAATCATTAATTCTAACCTGGAGTATTCCTGAGCCAGCAAGATAATTGCCTGGAGAAGAAAGAATGGCACTAACACTTGTCGCACTGTCAGCGTTTAGGCTTGTTTTAGCTGTATTAGGATCCGCCACAGCAGGGTCTTTCTGGCAGGATGTTACTGCTGTCAAAAGCGCTATTGTAATGGAAATTAATAAGTAAGTAAACCTACTGTTAAGCATATAAAAAGTATTAACTAAACTTTCTAAAACAATAAACGAATTTAAGACATAAATAGTTGCTAATACCAATATATAATTAACATTTTAACACATTTTAACGTCGCACTATTTTTATTGAACTACTTAATACATTTTATCCTAAAAATTGCTAAAAATATTTGCATTTCTTAATAAATAGGCTTACCTTTACATAAATAGAATGCCAATTGGCATAACATTCATATAAACCAATGATCTCCTCTTCTTTTAAAACATCCGAAGAACTTGAAAACCTTATTGAAACATATTTTAACCATATCGAAGGCGAATACCACCTTGATGAAAAACCGCTTAAAGAAAGCAAATCAAATTCCCCGGCGAGCCAAAAAGTATGGGACCGTGAAGCTGAGCCAGCGACAATTGCCGGGCTGAGTCTCTTCCTGGGGTTTAATGGCAGACAGGCATTTGAAGATTATTGTAATAATGGAGAATTTGAAACTACACTGAACCGGGGCAGGCTTCGCATTGAGGCTTTTTACGAAAAAAAATTGCATAATCAATCATCAACGGGTGCCATATTCGCACTTAAAAACATGGGCTGGAACGAAAAACCCGGAAATAAACCCGAGGAAGAAAAAATGATTAGAAACTTAAAAATTGAGCTTATTGAATGCGGGCCCAAGCCGGCAGAAAGTGAAAAAGAAGTCGTTTTATGATTATTTTGCCTTTGTATAATTGTAATTGTCAAGCTCATTATCTAATTGGCCCGAGTTATTTGGGTCAGGGACAAGAGAATTTGCCTGTATCGATAAATTGTTTGTTGTCAATAATGTAATGGTTTCCGGTGTAGCGGTGCCCCCACTAACGATCTGCGTCAATATATTTCCGTTAACCGTATAAGTAAACTCTGAAATACCTGGTGAAGTTGCAGTATTTTGTGAAAAATAGCCTGAACCATCAACAAAATAATCGACAAAATCATTTGTAGTAAAACTCGTGTCGATATAGGAATCTAACAAAATGCCCTTATAAAAGAGCTGAGATTGCTGTTTAGTGATATACCATTTTCCGGTTATGGTAACCGGGAAAGGAGCATCTTTTTTACATGAAATCATCGAAGTCAAAAAAATTGACATAATTGCAAGGGTGTATAAATACTTCATAAATGTCACTAGGTCTGCAAGAGCTTAAATTTAAGTAAAAATTACGCTTACAACATTATGAATAAAATAATTATAAAGCCACAAAAGCTAAATGACCCAAAAAGAAAGTAATCATGTAATTGGGGGAATGTTTGGCTCAATTCTTTTCAAATCAAATTATTTAAGCACGGCCGCAGTAGTGGTAAATCAGGGTGGCACAAGCTCGGGAAAGACTTATTCAATAGAGCAAGTACTATTCTGCCTGGCCTGTGAAAAAGAAAACCAGGTTATAACGATAGTTGGGCAAGACGTTCCAAATCTTAAGTCGGGTGCTTTGCGCGACGCGCAGAACATTTATAATTCATCGGCCGCGATACAGGCTATGGTAAAAAGTTATTATAAAACCGACAGGGTTTTTGAGTTTAAAAATGGTTCAGTTATGGAGTTTAAAAGCTACAGTAATGCGCAGGATGCAAAATCTGGAAAAAGAGATTATTTGTTTGTGAACGAGGCCAATGGAATTACATGGGAAATATACAACGAACTGGCTTTACGCACAAGGATAAAAATATTCATTGACTTTAATCCAAACACCGATTTCTGGGTCCATGATAGTTTAATAGGTAACCCTGGCGTACAAGTTATCATATCTGATCACCGGCACAACCATTTCCTTTCTCAAAAAACGAGGAACAAAATTGAATCGTTAAAAGATGTAGATTTTGAACTATGGCGGGTTTACGCGCGTGGGCTCACTGGTAAGGTTACCGGGCTGGTATTTAACAATTGGCATTTGTGTGAAAAAATCCCGAAAAATGCAAGCTTGATAGCTGCAGGCCTTGATTTTGGTTTTAGCAACGACGAAACCGGATGTGTATTAGTTTATCGTGAAAATGGAGAACTCTGGATTGATGAACTTTTTTACGAAACCGGTTTAACGAACCAGGATATAGCTGCAAAATTAAAAGACGTTAGAATAAGCAAAACAACTGAAATTATAGCAGACAGCGCTGAACCCAAGTCAATTGAAGAGCTAAAACGTTTGGGGTGGTGGGTTACAGGGGCAAGAAAGGGGCCGGATAGCATTAAGAATTCTATTGATATTTTACGAAGGTTTAAATTAAATATAACCCGCGAAAGCACAAATCTGCGCACTGAATTAGGCAGGTACAAATGGAAAACAGATCGTTTAGGCAAGGTGGTTAATGAGCCTATTGACAGCAGTAACCATTTGATTGATCCGATCCGTTATGTGGCACTTAATAAACTTAAAATTAGCAGACTTAACAGTCCAAAAAGCAGAATGCCTTATCCCCTCTCCTCTACTACCTTGGGTATGGGCACGTTAGCTGGCATGATAGAAGATTTAAAATGAAAATGCTTAAACGATAAAAATAATTTTGAAAAAAACATGATTGAAAAAAGATTAAAAACAATAAACGGAAAAATATTTGTAAAAATACCGGACCACTTAAATGAGTTGACGATAGGCCAAATGATGGAATTGCAGGAAAGGCCATTACTTAATGACCTGGAGGCAATCAGTATTTTATCGGGGAATTCATTGGACGAATTAAAAAACGCGACCAACATGGATGCCTTCAGCATATTCAATGACTGTGTTTTATCCCTGACAAACCAAATCAAATATCTCTATGACTGTGATGCAATACCTAACAAAATAACTTTTTTTACAGGCAAATGCAGCATAAAAGTAAGCGTTATTAAAAATTTATCCGTAGAACCGGTTGGGGCATTTATGGCGGCAAGGGAAATTATTGCCGATGAAATCAATGAATATATAAGCCAACATGGCGTAGGTAGCTTAAAAGAAAACTTTAACCCATCGTTAAAAGCTTGTTGCCAGGTGCTGGCACACTACTTTTTTTCCAAAGTAACAGGTAAAAATTACAATGAATACGAAGCGGAGGAGTTCTGCAATGAAATAAAAAAACTTAGGGTCACGGAGGCGCTGCCCATTGCCAAACATTTTTTTACCTGTTATCCAAACTTATCGAGACAGAAAACAAACTTCTTTCGTCAGTTCCTTCAATTTTGGAAAAACGCGCAGGCATACAATCCTTTGAGAAGTTTAAATACGTTAACACCATAAACTCCCTCTCCGGGGGCGATATGACAAAGTGGGCCGAAATACTAAATATGCCCTATGAACGAGTGTTAACCAAGCTTTTGCTCAATAAATGTGAAGCTGAATATCAGAAAAGATATAGTGAATTGATGGAAAGATAGTCCGAAGTCCGCAAGTCGGAAAGTCCGGAAGTTAAAAAACACAGTTCTGATCTTTCAGACTTTCGGACTTTCCGACTCCTAATAATCTAAAATCTAAAAAAAAATGCCTATACGTAACCAAATAGAAGCCGTTGTTCAAACGTTAACCGGTACTCCTGCTTTCGTTTACGGAACAATAAACGAATTAAATAGCCTCGCTGATGATGCGGGTACATTTCCATGCGTATTCATGTACCCGTTGCAGCCTATTGATGTATCGCCGCAGTTGAATGGTTCTGTGGAAAATACTTTCTCAATCTACCTTGAATTTCTCTTCAAAACAGAATTTGATCAGTATACTGCAGACAATGAAACCTATGTTAATCAGGCATTATCCCTTGCCAACGAATTTATTGTCAAAGTATCCAAATATCGTGAAAGCGAAGGCCGCTATTTCCGGGTCAAAGCCGGCGATAAGGCTAAGTGTCTGCCTGTTTACAACAAATTTGACGTCAACACCAGTGGCGTAAACCTGACTATCAGCTTAGAAAAAATGTATTTTGAGAGTTATGGCGGTTCATAGTTCATGCTGATAGTTCATAGCCACACCAAAACCTCAGATACCAATGAACTAAAGAACCACTGAACTAATGAACCACCAACGATGAACAACGACCAACTCATACAATTCCTCGAATTACTTAAAAGAGATGTAATTAATTCCATGCAGGCAAATGGCCGTTTCTCCACAGGGAAAACAGCGCAACAAATTATAATTGTCGAAGACGATGACACTGTACAACTGCAGTTCCCGGATTATATGATGGCCCTTGAAACAGGCAGGGCTCCAACAAATACAGGGGCTATACCGGGAAACCCGCCAATGATCCAGCGAATTCAGCAATGGTGCCAGGCAAAAGGGATATCAGACAAGGCCGCGTGGGCGATAAAAAAGTCAATCGACAAAAAAGGCTATCCCGGAAAACCGGGCATCCTTACAGAACCATTAAGTGATGAAAACATAAACCTCAGGCTTGATCCTATTCTGGCCGACATGGCAACTTTAATTAGTGAAGAGTTGATGAGCCAGTTAAGTGGTTGATTAAGTTTATTAAGTGAGTAGCCCCAATAATAAACAAAAACAAAACCCCGTAACATCTTTTTCAACCCAATCAACCACTTAACCTAATCAACCAATTCAACACAACCAATGATAATAGCCAAAATAGATTATTCAAACACTTATGTAACCGGTACCCGGGTAAACGGACAGGTGTTTATATCCCTTTTCGACGCGGTGACAGGGCAGCAGACAAATGGCGATAATGTAATTATAAGTTTTACACAAGACATTAACGGGACCATAATTAACGGACAGGCAACTATTGCAGGGCAAAGTGCGCCAATTTATACCGGCCTGATCAGTGATTCAAATCCTTCGCACCCATACTTTACAAATTTTCAAATTACCAATGTTGGCACGGTACCAAATCCGGCGCCACCCGTAAATGCCTGTAACCTGGTTATTAATTATATTAGCATAGTTAGCCCGGAATCCGCCCCTGGCGCAGCAGATGCACAAATTACAATCAGCGCGACATCAAGCTATGCTCCGATAATGTATAGCCTTGATAACGTAACTTACCAATCTTCCGCAACGTTTTCCGGCTTAACAGGCGGTTTAAAAACAGTTTATGTTACTGATGCGAATGGTTGTAACACTAGTTCAAGTATAACCATACCGGTATTGAATAATTTACTGGTGAGTGACCCGTCTGTAAGATTAACTGGCGGCAACATATCCCGGTGGAACGCGGCCTTTAATCCGATAGTTTTTACCTATCAGCGTAAAGATTTCGAAGTCACCGATGTTAATTTGGATACCGCCAGCGGTAATGCAGCCGTATCTGTTAATTGCGATACAACACTTATAGCGAATGCCATCGCTGCCAACAACCAGGCTCTGGCAAACGCGGCTCTGCTGAACATTGTCTTGATAAACAATAATTCGGTTTATGTTTACATAAATGCCGGGCCTTATATTGGTGTTTTTCAGGTTAATTCTGTTCCTTCAACAGGTGTATTGATCATTAATAAACAATTCGCAACAACCGCCGCAGGTTTCATAAACATTAATATTCTGCGGCCCTATTACCAGGTCCGCACACAAATAACTTATATCGATCCTTTAAGCGGCCAGCAAAATGCAATAATCTCAACAAACAGGCCCGATAATACCGGCTTAGTAAGGGCTGACCTTTCCAGCTTTCTGCAAAGTTTAGTACAGGCTAAAGATGCAAGTAATTTTACTCAAATAAACTTCAGGGATACCAACCTCAGCGCCAGTTACCAAATAGCCTATGCCGAATACTGGGATGGCAAATTAACAAGTGGCCAGACACTCCCTTATCTCCCAGTCGCTAATCCATATTACGTGGTTTATGCTGCGAAACAGTTAGGTCAGCGATATGGTGGCAACCTGACGGCTTTCGTACCATTTAAAACAGTGACAAATACCAGCCAGCTGGCCCAATGGGTGACCGATTTTGCTGAACCTGCCTACTCCAACGGCTATCCATTTGATATTGGATTTATTTACAGTGATGATTTGGTTGGCCTGCAATTGTACTGCGTGCTTACTCCGCTCGATATTAATGGCAATCCTGTAACCGACGGGCCCGCGCAAACAAGTTACCTGTTAAATGATGATGGCTCCTGGCTATTAAACCAGGATGGCAGCAAATTGATCATTGCTAATCAAACTTCTGTAACCATGGCTGTTCCGGCGCAGCTTGGTTTAAACCGGCTGCTTGTCAATGCAACTTTCGCGCCCGATGTTTATTACTTTACTTTATCCCTCAATTATACGGTCGGAACGACCGTTACAACAGTTACTCAAACACAATCGGTAAGAATTGATAACGCCATCGATGAGCAGTCGGTTTATTTGCGGTGGATAGGCGTAACAGGAAGCTGGAATTATTATCGCTTTGTTTATAACCAGGAAGTTACCCTCGATGTACAAAACGCGGTAATTATAAAAAACTATGTTTTCGATTGGGAAAATCAGGACGGAATAGAAGAAGTAATAGGGAAAAGCGCCGGGCAAAAAATGAAGGTAATGGCCGAAGATTTATCGGTTAACGATATTAAGGGGCTTCAGTCGATAAAATACTCACCTAAAGTTCAGATGCTCGTAAATAAAAACCCCGTTAAATGGCAAACAATCGTACTTAATACAGCCACATTCAGCGAATACGAAACGCTCAACGGCCAGGCGCCTTTTAGTGTGACGTTTAATTTACCTTCAATTAATATACAAACGCAGTAGGAAGGTTGTAATGTTAAATGTTGCAAAGTTGAAAGGTTAAATAGAGCTTAAAAATATTTACTTACAACACATAGACCGCAGCACATCAAGCGCCCCCCTTCCCCAAACATTACAACATTACAACTTTCCAACCTTACAACAAAACCAATGGACCAACTCCAACTTTACATAAACGATCAGTTAGTTGATTTAAGCGATGATAGCCCTATTGCTTTAACTTTTCAGATTAACGACCTGGCCGAGGTGCAAAATCAGCAAGGGAATACATCAAACCAGTTTAAACTGCCATTGACACAGCGTAACCGGCAAATACTGGGTTTCCTGGATTCAATAGCGTTTGCTACAAATTTGCCCTATCAGCAATACGAGGCAAAGCTAATACAGGATGGCCTGGAGATAATTCCTTACGGGATTGGCGAATTAAACGGCATTGACCAGGACACAGCCAATATTACGATTTTATCGGGCAATGTAGATTTCTTCGATGCGATTAACGGTAAACTGTATGACATGGGCGACAGCACAAGTCAGTGGGGCAATTACGGGCAATTATTGGTATGGCAGCCATATGATCATGTGTATAGTTTAGATAATATAGCCAATTCACAAACAAAAACAGATGGCTGGATATGGCCAGTGGTCGATTATGGCTTGATTACCGATGATTTCTCAGCTCCTATTGACGTACATAACCTGCGGCCCGGCTTTTTTATTAAAACAGCGATTGATTTACTACTGCAGTCGGCGGGTTATACCGGGACAGGCACCTTGCTGGTTGATCCCCTATATCCTCTTTTAATCTGCCAGTTTAGTAACAGCAGCTTTGAACATGGCACCGACTTCCAAAATCAGTATGATACAAGGGGAATAAGTGTAGCAACCGGCCAGGACATAAGCATACAGCACAACCAGGCTACAGGTAACGTTGGTTTAATTCCATTCAGCATAATTTATTCGGATCCTTCAAACCAGTTTGGCCAGCAAACAACATTTTCGTCCGATCAAATAAATACTGTACTAATAACCCTGACCATACCCCACATTCGTTTCCAGGGAAGAGTAACGGGTAAACATCCTTCATCTTTAAACTTTTACATAAAACTGAACGATCCTTCTGCAGATGTTTATCTGGCAACCCTAACCATCGATTTTACAAATGGCTATACTGCCAGGGTTAGTGGCGACGGCGGTAATTTATTTGCTTATGTCGATGTATTCAATCAAGTACTTTCGTTTCAAACAACCTTATCAACAACAGAGAGTATAAATATAACCTACGAGTTTATTGGCGGCGAACCGGAATCGTTTATCCTTTTCCAGGGTGCAGGTTTAATCATATTATCACAAAATCAAACCGTACAATTTGGTCAAACTGTTCAATGTGAGCGCATATTCCCCGACATTTCTGAAAAAGACCTGTTAAAAGACACGCTTCAAAGATTTGGTATTATTTGCCAGACCGATAATTCGAGTAAAACGATATCATTCAATTCCTTGCGGGATATTGTTAATAATATCCCCATTGCGATAGACTGGACTACAAAATGCCTTGACCAGGGAAAACAAATTGCATTCCAACTCGGGAGTTATGCGCAAGTGAATTATATGCAATACCAGAATGATGATGCTGTTTTGCCGCTAAAATTTGGCTGGTCGCAAATTAATATCGCGGACCACACCTTGCCTTCAAATGCTGAATTGTTTACAAGCCAGTTCGCAGCAACCTTAAACCGTCCGTTTTATGGCGGTACAATTGCACAAATTTTAATGATTGATGATACAAGCAGTTCCAATGATTTTAGCATAGGCGTTTCACCAAGGATATTGATTGATCAAAAATTAAACATCGGCGCCTTAGGTAAAACAGTAACCTTTACAGACGGCGCCGGAAATAACCGGTATGTAAATGACATTATAAGCACGCCCTATTTTTACAAACCAGATGCGCCCCAGCTTGAACCCGGTTATGGCCCGGGCAGTTTATTATTTAATGACCTTCGCCTAAAATATTATCCTGAATTTGAAAAAATCTTATTTCAGAGTAAAAAGATTATCCGCTACATTTTACTTACCCCCAGGGATATATTGGAACTTAACCTGCTTATCCCCGTCTATTTACAGCAGGACAACGCCTACTATTACATCAATAAAATTGACGCCTGGCGTAAAGGGCAGCCAACAAAGGTTGAGCTGGTGAAATTGGGGTAACCTGATGCCTCACCCAACCCTCTCCAAAGGAGAGGGCTTTAAAATAAGAGCTTTTTCCTCCCTCTCCTTTGGAGAGGGCCGGGGTGAGGCGTAAAACAAGTATATGTAAACAAAAACTTTTAAAACATGGCAGACACTATAAGTAAAAACATCGTAATACAGGTATCGGCAGATACTGATCAGTTAAAAGACGACATAAGCGATTTGAACCAAACGCTGGATGCCCTATTAAACAGGCAACAACAGCTTACAGCAAGCGGTCAGCAGAACACCAAAGCTTTTCAGGATAATGCCGCGCAAATAAAACTTACCCAGGCAGCGATTGAAAACCACAGTAAAGCCATCGATAGTAATATAAAGGCATTGGGAAAAGCCAAAAGTTCTTTGCAGCAAAATTTAGATTTGATGGCCGCTTTGATAATGGAATATGAAACTTTATCAAAGTCCGCCGGCGACCATTCTGCAAAAATCAAAGAACTAAATATTCAGATAGGGGCATTATCAAATACTATTGCCGCACAGGAAAAGGCGCTTACAAAAAGTACGGAAGCGTTTAATACTCAAAAAGTCAGCGTTAACGGATTAGCTTCAGATTATAATAAGCTCAATAATACGACAAGTAATTTCGGGCCATCATTAGGGGCAGCTGCAAAAGGATTTGAAACATTAAAATCGGGAATGCTTAGCGCTAAGACAGGCGTTAAGAGTTTGGATGAAGCACTGAAGAAAATGGAAAAGTCCTCATCGGGTGGGGAAAAATTATCGAAAGAAAAAGAACTAATTTTAGAAAAATACGCGTTCAAAATTGAACAGGCGCAGGGAAACAATGAAAAGATAGAAGCGCTCGTAACCCAGCGCAACCAGGCTATCGCTGTGATTGATCAAAAAGCTGAACAGGAACGCGCAAATTTGGCCATTCAAATATCAAAACAGCTCGCAGCCTCAGCTTTTTCCATTGTCAGCAACAATATAAAAGCGGAGAGCGCGGCTAAAATTGCAGGGCTGGAAAAAGATATGTCGGCTGAACTCAGCAACAGAAGTTTAACATCGGCACAAAAGCTTGCCATTGAACTAAAGTACAAGCAAAAGGAAAATGAGGAAAAAACAAAAGCCTTTAAAGAGGAACAAAAGGTATCTATAGCATCAGCATTGATTAACGGCGCCATTGCAATTACAAAAGCGGAAGCTCAAACAGGTGTGCTGGGCGCTTTAGTAATCCCCGGAATAATCGCACAAACTGCCATACAGGTAGCAACAATTATTGCCCAAAAACCACCGGCTTATGCAAAGGGCGGTTTACATTACCAGTCGGACGGGCGTGGAGGTGTATTATCAGGCTATAGCAAGACAGACAACACCAACGCTTATCTGCGTTCGGGCGAAGGCATTGTAGTATCCGAAGCGATGCAAGTCCCCTGGGCGCGTAACCTGGTAAGTGCCATAAACGTTGGGTTTGGCGGTCGTGATTTCGCGATAAGCAATCCCGGAAAAGGTTATGCTGTAGGTGGTATATTTACTGATGGCGGCGATTCCAACCGGTATTATAACCAACCGGTAACAGATCAGAAAAACCTGGCCAATACTATCGCTTACCAGATGATCAACAACTTCCCGCCAGTTTATGTAGATGTAAAAGACGTTAATAACCAGCAAAATATATTGGCGCAAACAATAAATAGGGTGAACCTTTAACCCCCTAACCCCCTGAAGGGGGAACAATTATTACTTACTCATTATATTTTGGACATAAAAAAAGTTTCCCCTTTAGGGGACGGAAGGGGTATGAACATCAAACTTGCTAACACATTATTCGACGACGGCGTATTCTCAGCCATGTACAAAGCAGGATTTATAACAGATAAAGTATTTTTGTACCGGGAAATATATCTTTGGGTAAATACGCAAATACAAACCCGGTGTATTAAAAAGAACCAGGCCGTAATGGAAGCTGAGGTTAAATTTATGAAAGATGAACGGACGATTTGGCGGGCGTTAAACTGTTTTTCGGAAGGATGTTGATTTTAATCAAGCTCAAATGACGTTCTTTTTAAGCTCAATTATGACGTTAAATGAGCCACAATCAGACTTTTTATGAGCTACATTTTCGCTGTTTTGAAATTGAGCTCAATTGTTTACAATTTGTGGCTCATTCTTCTACTTATTTGAGCTATATTTGATTATAAAATGAGCTGCAAACATGAAAACTGATACCACTGATAGCATACTGGCATATATAAAAGACTACCCTTTGAAATCATCAAAACAAATACATGATGGCTTGGGTGAATCAGCAGGCTATGCTACTGTTAAGCGGATTTTAAACAAGCTTTGTTCAGACAACCTGGTTAGCGCCGAAGGCAAAGGCAAGGCAACAAGATACGTTGTTAGTCCGGCATATCAGTTACTCCATCCGATTGATATAAGTCATTATTTTGAAAAGGAACAGGACGAAAGACAGATCAACAGCAGTTTTAATTTTACGCTTATTGCTGATGTATTGAGCCAGGTTAAAATGTTTAATGTAGAAGAAGAACAAAGTATTGAAGCGCTGCAATCAAAGTTTACAGATAACGTATCACATCTGTCATCGACTGAATACAATAAGGAACTGGAGCGTTTGGCCATAGACTTAAGCTGGAAATCATCGCAAATTGAGGGTAATACCTACTCTTTATTAGAAACCGAACGTTTATTAAAGGAAAAAGAAACGGCTGCAGGCAAGCCTAAAGACGATGCCATTATGCTATTGAACCATAAAGAAGCTATAAACTTTATTATTGAGCACCCGGATTATGTTATACCCTTAAGTATCCGTGCAATTGAAG